GGAGGTCTTGAACGAAGTATATAGTCTTGCTGTCCCTGGCGTTGCACTACAGAATATGGAGTATGATATAGCGAGCCTATCTTTGGACGACCAACATCGTACGTTGGCCGCTCTTGACTTACGCTTGCCATTGGTGAATGAATTACCGAAACCGAGGGGTTATTACCATAGCAAGATTAAGGCTTTGAATATACCAAAGAGACAGGAGACGTCTCAGGAGTTGCTTTCGGCGGTTGCAGCCCGGAATTTGGCTGCTCCTCAGGTGGCTTTACCTCAAGATAACGAGGTGGTTATACCGGAGATATGGGGTGTGTTCTTGGACACCATGTGTACGGAGGATGCTCGAGAAAAGCTCAAGTTGTATCAATCCGACCCGATTACCTTGGGTGAGGAGGCGTTTAATGACTTCATGGCTCAGGCAAAGCCTGGTGCACTCGAAAGAATGGCGGCGAGATTACATGAGGATATGATGGCTTTGGAGGAGATGCCGGTCGAGGATTACATCGTTATGCTTAAGGCCGACGTAAAGCCAACCTTGAGTATTAAACCTCTGTCGACTCGGACCGAACCTCAAGTTATCGTTTATCACGACAAATTGTTGTCCGGTCTCTATAGCTCAATTTTCCGCATGCTAACGAGGCGATTTCTGTCGCTTCTGCGCCATAACGTTCATGTCAATCTTTTGAAGGACAATCGTGACATAGCGAGTCTCATACGTACTTTACCATTCGATCAGGATGGCATTCAATACCTTGAGAACGACTTTAGTAAATACGATAAGTCCCAAGGCGAATTCGCTGCTCAATTAGAGGAATTCGTTTTTACCCAGTTGGGCATGAACGAAGCGATGTTGGACAAGTGGACTTCTGGCCACTTACTGACCACTATGCGCTCATTGGTTACTGGACTTAGATTGAAGGTGATTTATCAACGAAAGTCCGGTGACGCCACTACTGCGTTCGGGAACGTAGTTCTCAACATATTATCTGTTGCTTATGCCTATCAAGGAACCCAATACTTGTGGGCGGTGTTCATGGGCGACGATTCGTTGGTGGCTGCTACTTGTGTTGCATCCCCGGAACTTGCAGTTCAAAGACTGGCTGAAATATTTAATCTTTCGGCTAAATTTTACTTGACGGATGCTCCTTATTTCGCATCCAACTTCGTGGAAGTTGACAAGGTCAATCGTGTCATCGAACTTCTACCTGATCCTATCAAAAGGATTGAAAAATTATCCATGCACGTGTCCGCTGAGGATCCACAATGGGAGGAAAGGTTCCAAAGTGCACGAGACACGCTGGATGTGTACCGATACATGATGAATACAAAGGGGCTTGCGCGGTCTGTGGCTAAACGTTATGACGTAAGTTACGACTTGGCGGTGGGCCTGCCTTCGGCTATAGCCACGCTCATTTCTGATTTTAAAACCTTTCGAAACATTTGGGAGGCGGAACCTATGGTTTCGCATTACTGATTTCACTCATTTTACAGTTCTTTGAATTCATA